AGTCTGATATTTGCTGCTCGTCATATTTTAAATCCTGTGCTATATCTTCAAGTTGCTTAAAGGCACCTCGAACTTTTCCTAATGAGCTTTGTTGATATTTGAATTCTGATGTTATTCCTCTTAGCGTTCCATATAGGCCTGATACTGAATCTGACATATTTTCTAACTTGCCTCGAGCTTGTTCTATGTAAGTAGGTAGATCCTTAAACTGTTTTACTAGCTCTTTTTCTCCAAAATCAAATGGAGTTTCTCCTAACTTAACTTTGAGTTGATTAAGTTCTTGTAAAAGTGCTTTTGCTTTTCTTAAATCTTCAGCAGGATCTTGTGCCATTATTATATAGTTTATTATAAATAGCTAAAGCTTCTATTATTTAGAAGCCTTAGTTGTATAATCTGGTGCTTTTATCTTTCCGTTTTCTAAAATTGAGTTCTGTCCTGCTTGCTTTTCTGCTTCTTTATTTTCTTTTGCATACCAATCAAGCATGGTTCTAAAAATGAACTTTCTTAACCAAATTGGAAATTGATAAACTTCTTCAAAAGAGTATCCACCTTTTCCGTGAAATACTACTTCGTGTATTTGATTAAATAGTCCGGCTCTATACTCCGGCGTCAGGCCAAAGAAATGTCACCCCAATAGGAATATCAACCCCTCCTTCTGGCCCGTCTTCTGGGAAGAACCTTAGATCTACGTCTGGTTGAAATTGTCTAACATGTTCTCTAAATGCTCTTGAATCTCTTGCAAGTAAGTAGTTGTCAACAAAATCTCTAATATCTTTAGCTTCTGCATTTCCTTCTACTGAAGTAATCATTCTTTTTAATCTTGTTGAAAGTTCAGGTGAAGCATCTTTGTTGAATTTTTTCAATCCTTTTAGTTCTTGATCAATTGCAGTTTCATCTGCATGAGTCAATATTTTAAAAGTGATGTTTGTACCTGTGGCAGGCATTGTATATGCAAATTGGTTTTTACCTGATTTTAAAACATCATAGTCTATTTCTTTGAATTTTAGTTCAGATAAATCAACTGTGTGAGGTGTTCCTTTGTACTCAAATTCATAGTCTTTTCCGTATCCTAATACTCTAGACGCAACTAATATTGCATTCTTGTCTCCCAATAAAAGTTCTCCATAATTAATTGGAGTTACAATAAGAGACTGTAATAGTTTATCAATAACTACTCCTTGTTGGATATAGTTTTGATTTGTTAAAATATCCTCCTCACGAGCTGTCATGTATTTCATCTCGATTGTACCTGATGCTAGTGGAGAATCTTTGGGATATAATAATCCTTTTGAAGGTAGTTCTACCATTTCGGTAGGAAATTTTTGCTTTTGTTCCATAAATTTTATTTGTTAGTAACTTTTTCTATATATAAATATACGAATATTAATTTTCTAAAACAACAAAGCCTGACTACTGCCAGGCTTATTAATCTTTATTTTAGTGCTATTAGTAATTTAATATACGACTCTAATAGTTGAGGACACAATAATCCATTGCGATTGAGATTCCTATCTCTACAATTCCGTCAGCAGAAGTCCAGTCAAATTGTCCAAAATCTCCTTTTGTTAAGAAAGCTCCTTTAATAATCCATTCTCCTACGATATCTCCTACAGGACCTAGAATATTTAAAGTTAAATCTTTCTTATAGAAATCTGAATAACCAGCTCTACCTGTTACTGATTCGTATCCTAAACGAGCCCATTCCATTACTGCTTGAGCTCCTGAAGGTGTGATTGGTGAATATAAAGTCATATCCATATCCTGCCATTCTCTTTTACCTCTAATTTTTCTGTAAGAGTTAATGTGATCAAGTTTGATTGCATTATCTGCAAAGTTAGGTGCTTTCACGTTTTTAATCATGAATGCTGGGATGTTATCTATATACATTACGAACCTGTGTTGAACCATTGGTTCGAAGGCTCTAAACATGATTTCATTTGGATCTAATACTGCCATTTTATTTTATTTATTTTATTATAAATATCTTTGTTTATAAATTATGCGAACGTTGCTCCAGTTGGTTGAACTGTGAAGTCTAATACTACAAATTCAATTGTTTTAGCTGGTTGGATAAAAATTTGTCCTACTAATTGGTTTCTATCAATTACGTCTGCTGTGTTGTTAGTATCGTCCATTACAACTCTGTAAGCATAAAGACCTTGTCTTTGTACTACTGATTCTAAGTAAGGGTTTACTACTGCTAAGAATTTATTTCTAGTTGATACAGTGTTTTGCTCGAATACTAAGTTTCTTGCTTGATCACCAATAAATTTCTTAAGTTCGATTAATAATCTTCTTACATTTACTCTGTCTAAAGCTGATGCTTTTGTTTGTAAAGTTTTTTGTCCGAATACTGATATACCTGAACCTGGGAATGTTGCGATTGGATTAACTTTAGCTGCATAAAGAACGTCTCTATCACCTTTAGTTAATTTTCTCTCTGCTTGGATTACTCCACCAATTCCACCTCTTACTAAACCTGCTGGTGCAAACCATGGTGCTGAAGCTGCATCTGTAAATGCATAAACTCCTGGAATTACTGTTCCTGCCGGTACATACTCGTTTCTACCCGTAGCTGATTGCATTTGTAACCAAGGCCAGTAAGTTGCTGCATATGATGAGTTAATTGTTACTGCTTGTCCTGTTACATCACTTACAATAGATCCTGTTTTTACTAAATCTACTACTGCAATTGCATCTCCTCTTGATTCTGCTAAAGCTATGAAAGAGCCTATTGTTGATGTAAATCCTGCGTTATTGATTAATCCTGGTGTTGATATAATATTAAATTGGTAATCATCTTTGTTTGATAATAACGATAATGCTATATTATAGTTTGCAGGTACCAATCCTTGAGATTCTCCTGTTGTAGTTCCAATTGCTCCGAAATATTTTGCTGATCCTGTTACAGCTCCTGATGCAGCGTAAAATGAACCTGAACCTGATGCTGGTAAGGAAGCTGAATAAGGAATACCTGCTGAATCTAGGTTAACTGATGTCCCATCATTTTTCAAATAGTTAGGAGTTGATAAGTTCACTCCTGATACTCTTATGTAGTTTGATCTATTTGGAAAAGTACCATTTAAGTAGTTGTAAGAAGTTCCTGTTGAAGAATCTGTACCTACTGTTACATATTGGTTACCAACTACAGCTTCGATATAGTTATCTGAGTTTGGATCAAGACTTACATTAAATGTTTCAAGAACTGTTTTGTTATTCGTATTGTCGTCTCCTTGTCTAATAATTAACGAGAAAGTTCCTAATGTATTGTTAATATTTGCAATTTCCCATCTTACATTATCTGCTGATCCAGATACTAATGATCCGTCTGAGTTAATGTATGTTGCGCTACTTCCTGTTGCTGCAAATTGTCCACTTGCATTGTTATACATTATACCTTTTCCTAAAGTGGTAATTTGGAAAGGTTCAGTACTACCTTTTGCAGATGCTGACATAAAGGTATTTGTTGCTCCTGTATAAGATCCTGATACGACTCTTGTTACTAGAGCTGTTTGTCCTCCATTTTGAAAATAATTCTTAACTGCTACTGAAGTAAGGAATTCGTAGAAAGTAGAACCTGATAAAAAGGTTTCACCAAACTTTCTTACGTAGTCACTATATGATGTAACAATAAGAGGCTGGTTGTCCGGCCCTTTAACTGTTGGTCCAACAAATGCTGCTCCTGCCTGAATTGGTGCTGGTGTAATGTAAGAGACGTCGTTTTCTCTTGTGTATACTCCTGGAGAGATAATTGATTCTGCCATGTTTTGTAAATTTGTTTTTTAATTTATTATAAATATCATGTGGTTTTGTGAAACCATCCTATAGTGCTAGGTGCTATATTTTCTAATAAATAGTGGAAGTCAGGCAAAACCCTACTGTATTATTCTAAAGGAGTGAACTGTCCTGTTTCCAAATTTAGACTTCCTTTTCCGTATTTTTGTTCTAAAAATTCAGATAATGTTTTTTCCTGTTCTTTTAAGTCTTTTAAAAATGTTTTTGCATTTTGTATTCGATCTTCTAGATCTAATTTTGCTAATTCAATTTGTCCAAACTCTTGTATAATTGCTTGACTATTTTCTTGAATTGATTTTATTTGTTGTAACTCTTCTTGTGATAACTGTTTTGTTTCCATAAATTTTATCTTTTACCCTATTTCTTCTATCATAACACTAACTACTTGCATAGTGGTACCAGCTGTATTTACAATTCTAAAATCTGTTGGTCCTGTTACTCCGTAACTCATTGCTACAGCTCTATTAAATGCTCCCATATTCATATTTGATCCATTGCCAAATGGAGAAAACATTATACTTCCTACCATTTGTACGTATGGTGCATCTCCTGGGAGGTAGTATTGGGTTAGGTAGCATTCGTACTTTACTAAAGTGTTTCCGCCGTCTATACTAGTCCCCATATTTCTATCTAGATCAACACCGTAGTAATCTTCGTTGTTTAAATCATATAACTGAGTTGTGATTTTTATATCAGTACTGTCTAATGCTCTGTAAAAGTACATTGACACTCTTAAACACTTTCCATCATTATCTGCGGTACTTGTAAAATAGTTTGCAGGAAAAGCGTTAGAACCTTTATAATTATTTCCAAAATTAGATATTGCATTAAATACATTACCGTTCCCCACTACATCAACTCCGCCAGGATATTGAAAACTGTAGATTATTTTAGGAGTCCATCCTTGTGTTAAGTGACTTGTTTTATCAAATGTTGATACCCATGGTGCTGATGCTGACATATTTTATATTTTTAATTATTATGGGTGATAAGGTCTTGCTACTAATCTTGAAGTTATATTAGCGTATATACTATAACTACTACTATTATTATATAATACTAGTACAATATTAGTGCCATCATCATAAATTGTAAATACGTAGCTTGAAGTATCGCCAATACTATCAGTTGCATCTTCTGTCCACTTTATAGTAGTACGGTCCATATTCCAAATACTTTTTATATATCCTGCTCTTAAACTTCCATTAGTGTCTTCAATAGTATATTCTACAAACATTGAACTATATGAGATTGATGATACTGTTACCAGTCCAGTATTATCTCCTACACTAATACTAACAGTATCCGGTGCCCATATATGAGGTAATCCTAATCCGTAATCAAAATCAGCTTTAGATATACTTAGAGTATTAGATGCACTACTAAATTGAGTAGAGTCAGGAAAAGAATTATTTTTATCCCCTATTAATATGTTACCATCTCCAGCTGTAATGTATTTTCCTGCACTTTCTCCTATAAGGGTATTAGCTGTACTATACGTAATACTTGACCCGGCACCATTACCTATTGCTATATTACCTATTCCACTTACATTGCTTCCTAAAGTAGGGCTACCAAGTATTGCACTACCAATTGCTATATTACTATTTCCTACAGTATTACTTTGCAATGCTGAAGATCCTATAGCTACATTCCAATAACCTGTTGTATTACTTGCTAATGATGCACTTCCAATTGCAGTATTTGTATTTACATTTCCTCCTCCTCTACCAACAGTTACACCGTTTATTCTAGCATCTGCTGTAGATGAAATTGAACCTGTTACTCCTAATGAACCTGTTATTTGTGCTGATCCTGTGTATGGAAAAGCTGGTGTCGATGGAGCATAGGATGCTGATAAAGCGTAAGAACTTGATACTGCTCTTGAAGAAGAAATTGAAAATGAAGCACTTACTGCTTGAAGTACGTATGAAGCACTTTGTGCATTTTGAACGTAAGAAGCAGTATTTGCTAGAAGAGTGTATGAGGAGGTAGTTGTTAATAAATCTTGGTTAGGATTATATCTTAAACCTCCATCTACTTGAATAAATCCTGGTCCTGATGTATCTACAAATAGTACGTTATGTTGTAAGTTCTGTGTGGAGATACTAGTTGATACTTGAAGTGCAAAAGAAGCTGTTTGTGCAAATGATGAGGTTCCAAATAAAGAACCTGTTATTCCATTTGTTACGTTTAATGATCCTGTTACTCCTAGCGAACCTGTTACTAAAGCAGATCCTGTGTATGGAAAAGCTGCTCCTCCACCACCTATACTTAATAGTGATCCCGTACCATTATAATAATTAGTACCATCTGTATGAACAATCCTTTGGTAGGAGTCCTGTATATTAAGGCCTGTTAAATCAGGTAATGCCATAACTTATTATTTTGGTAACTTACTAATTATTCCCTGAATTAGTTCAGGTTTTTGATTTTCTCTTATTGGATTTTTTTGTAAGTATGTTCCAATAATATTATTCAATCTATCTTTTTTGATTTTTAAATTATATAAGTCAAAATCTTCTTTGATTAAAATTGATACTAATTTTGCAATGTGTTCTTGAATTGGAACTGCTACTGCTTGTTTAGGTTGGTTCTTAACAGGAATACCCGTTACTGCCACTCTTGGAGCACTTTCCACTATTGTGTTTGCATTTTGAGATTTTACTTCAACAGTAACCTTTTTTGCAGCCTCTACTGTAAAAGCAGATGACCAAGGCACAAAGTATGCATCTTCAGCTATTACTTCTAATTTAAGATTTCCTTTAATATTCTCTCCTAGAATTCCTCTTAATTTTTTAATTGGAATTTGACATTTTCCATTTTTGTCAATTGTTCCGTTGAACATTAGATTTAATTCATCTGATTCAACTACAAGTCTAGCTATGCTCTTTGATGGAGATGCTCCTTCAATTTGAACATTGCATTCGAATATTTCGGTTTTGTCTGTAAATAGTTTATACATTATAATATCAATTTAACTGTACTGGTGGCTTCTTTTATTACTAATTTGACTTCTGAGATTGTTATTTTCATATCTGTGATCTCTTTTGTCTCTTTGTATTCTTTTCCTTGAATTACACAAATGATTTCTCTAAATCTTTTCTTCTTATGTTCATCCTTAAAGTACTCATCCACATGAGCTTTACCTCCTGCTAGGGCTTGTGCTGCTCCTTCGATTAAAGCTACGTCATCCCATATAAATGGATTTGTGCTTTGCGAGGTACCAAACGGATTTGAATTCCAAGCAAAGTTTGCACTATTCCATGTAAAAGGCGTTTTAGTCATTTACTTATTAATATAATGAATTCTTCTTATGGATCAAACCAAGGATGGTTTAGTATAAATATTAAAAACAAATAATTACTACTAATCCGCCTCCACCATCTCCACCTTTACCATAGTCTCCTGAAAAACCTGCTCCTGCACCACCACCACCTGAACCTATTCCTCCTTTTCCTCCATTTCCTCCTAGAAATCCACTTCCAGTTCCATCATCAAC